GTGGTGACTGCTAGACCAGCATGATACCCAACAGCCGTGTTGTAAGTATCTGTCGCTGTGGTAAAGTTTTGTGCGTTTAAAGTGGATTTTCCAATAGCTACTGAACGACTACCTAACGTATCAGAAGCCAAAGCATCAAATCCAACGGCTGTGTTTAAATCTGCGTCTGTTAAACTAACACCAGAAGTTGTACCTATTAACGTATTTTTAACCCCTGTTGTGACTGACTGACCTGAACCATAACCAACGGCTGTATTTTTACTATCTGTCGCTGTAGTAAAATTTTGAGCTGTTAAAGAGGAGTATCCAATTGCGGTAGATTTACTGCCTAAAGTATCTGCTCCTAAAGCTGACACACCTACTGCTACATTGTAATCTGCGTCCGTTAAAACATCGCCAGCTAGTCCACCGATGAGAGTGTTTTGTATGCCAGTGGTGACGTTTACCCCTGCTTGGTGTCCAACTGCTACGTTGTAAGAATCTGTAGATGTAGTAAAATTTTGAGTGCCTAAGGCTTGCATCCCTATAGCAACAGACTTACTTCCCTTAGTATCTGAGGTTAAAGTTCCATAACCAACTGCTACATTAAAATCTGCATCCGTTAACAAGTCTCCTGCCTGACTGCCCACAAGAGTGTTTTTTAGACCCGTTGTAATTGCTGCACCTGCCGTATATCCAACGGCAGTATTTTCTCCTGCTGCACCTGCATTAAGAACTTTAAGCGCCCTGTACCCAACAGCAGTATTATTACCATCAGCATCTTCCGTAACTAAAGCCTCAAAACCGATGGCTACATTGTTATCACCCGTAGTCAAAGCAGTACCTGCCTCATCACCCACGATCACGTTGTAGTTACCGCCAGAGGCTATTGAGTTACCTGCGTTGACGCCAAGGCGTAGGTTGGATGTACCAGAAGTTGTGGAAGAATAATCACCCGTCACGGCTACATCTCCAGCAACAGTCAGATCGTCATCAACCAGCAAGTCTACCACGTTAAGCGTGGCAAAGGCGTCAACCATAGCCGCGCCAGAACCTGCGCCGTTCGAGTAAACCGCCTTGGTCTGTCCCGCTGGGATTGTAATATTAGCCCCAGACCCTTGGGATATAAGGATGTTCTGGGAACCAGAGGTTCCGTTCTCAATAAACCACAGCTTGCTAACTGTGTTTGGACCAAGGGTAATTGTACAAGCAGAATCTAAAGTACCAGTGTACTTTAAAAATATGGATCTGCCGGGGTCTGTTGCACCGTCTGCGATTGTGGTTGCGTGTGTGTCCGCGTTAGTTGTAATGGCCTCTGTGCCAAAAGCAAACGCTTCCGCAATTAATTCTAAATTTGTGTTAGTGGTATCACCCCAAGTTCCTGATTGTTCGCCGGAGCCTATTTCCTCTAACCGTAAGTCATTTGTATATACACTTGCCATTTTTCTATCCTATGCTGCAATGTCCGTCCAAGACGGCGTTTGCGAGGGTGTTACCCCCGTAAAGTTTGATGTTTGCGAGGGCGTTACCCCCGTAAAGTTTGATGTTTGTGAGGGTATGATCATTCCCCACGGCTGCGGCATGTCACCTATTTCTCCAGTTCCCGCAACTCCTGTAACAGATATATTTCCTGCACCTGTGATAGTAACAGAGCCAACAGAACCCGTTCCTGCAATACCTGTGACAGATACGTTAGAATCACCCGAAGTAGTGACTGATCCAACAGAGCCCGTTCCTGCAATACCTGTGACAGATACGTTAGAATCACCCGTTACAGTCGCACTGTTTACCGAAGCTGTCATCGTTACCATCGTATTAGTGGTAAAGAAACTTCCTAAGGCTGATGTGCCAGCAACTCCCGTAACCGATACGTTAGCTACTCCGACAACTGTAACTGAACCAACTGCACCTGTGCCAGCAACCCCTGTAACCGATACGTTAACAACGCCCGTAACAGACACAGAGCCAACTGCACTGGTTCCTGCAACTCCCGTAACCGACACATTTGCGTCAGCAGTAACCGTAGATGCACCTACAGATCCAGTAGCGCCGGGGAGTGCAACCTCTGAGTTCCACGCGCCTTCGTTCCACCCTCTGGTAGAGCTATTCCACCCATGAAGTGCAACGATGGCGTCAGACATTAGGCTATCCGGATAATCGCGTTAGACGCATCCGCTGTTGGGAAGACAACCGTAAAGTCACCAGAACTAGCAGCTTTATCCGCGCCAAAATCCAAAACACAAACTGTTGGATCTCCAGAAGCAGCTTCGTTATAAACCAAAGCACCCCTTACTGCCGATATTGTAACCGTAGAAAAGACTTCATCTGCAAAGTCTGTAAACGCGGTTGTGCTGCTGCTTGTTGGAGTAACACTTGTTAAAAAGTTACCTTTAGCAGTGTAATTTGTACCACTAATTTCGTTGCTAGAAGTATAAGCAGTAGTTGCCGCTGTAAAACTAGCACTGTTGTCATACAGAGCAATTTTAAACTGGTCACTTGCTGCCGTAAAATTGTGAACCCCCTTCATTAGTTCTACTTTGAACGAGGTGCATAGAAAGTTGCCACTAAAAGCCATTACATGTTCCTTATATATTCGGCCAGTTTTAACTGACCAGCATCTTTAATTGCATTATATACCGTAGTTCTATCACTTTGGATAGCCTGCATCATATATACCGCAATGATCTTTTCCATCTCATTACGGTACGCGTGGGCCTGATCCCTTATTGCAGGAGGAGCATTGTCGGAAATACCTATAAGTTTATTTACGCAACGCTTCGCAGTTTCTTCAGGAGTAAAACCACGATTGTCTGTAGTTTCTACTCCTACCTTAAAATCATTAGACATAGATACGCCAAAAGACATGTTGTTCATTGTTTCTGCCTCACAACGGGTCCTGTTCTGTACTCATCTGTAACTTCTTTGCTCTCGCCAAGGAGTTTGAGACCCATGATGGCCTCAACAAAACGCTTTTCATACAAGACCTGCATGTCCTGTTCGCCCTTCATAAAGATATAAGCTTCCATTAAGCTTCCGTACAAAAGAGCTAAATCAGCATTTTCGCTAATCCAAGTTTCAGTATTATCCGGAACTATTTTTTCTGAAGTTGTTCCATTTGTAACGCTGTTAATTACTGCAACAGCCCCGCTGGTATCTCCCACCAACGCTGTGCCAGAAGATGCGGTTCCTCTAGGATAAGCATCTGTCAAACCCGCAGGAAAATTAGCAGTTATTGTCGTGTTGTCAGTTCCAGATGTTCCTGTAACAATAAAAGAAGAGTTTGCAACGGAAGTGGTTTCTCCGGCTGGAGTTGCGATAACTGTTTCTCCGGCAGAGAAAACAGTTGCACCTGTATAAGCTACTACAAACGTAGTTTCACTTTTTGTTAAACTTGTTGGACGATAAAAGTAATGAATTTCAGCCGCATAAGAGCTATCCGGAGTAGGGCTTAAAATTAAATTGTTAAGATCATACTGAGCGTAGTAACGAGGAGGTCCAGTTACTGCCGGATCAGGGTTAAAAGATTGAATAAAGTTTGAATCTTTAAAATCTAAAAAAACCACTTCGCCGGAACTGTTAGTAAAAGACAAAGCAAACGGAGCTAGAAAATCGCTTGGAACTCTTAAAAACTTATTAGAAGCAGACATTGAACCAGAGTCGTTCTTTTGAAACAAACTTAGCTGAACGTTCTTTAAAATACGTTCTTCTGTGTTTTTAATAAAAACAGGGAGATTACTTACAAACGTTGTCTCGTTGTTTTCAGTGTAATCAATTATTGCCTGTTTTAATGTAGTGTAAGTATAGCTCATGATATAACCACCGTAACATCTCCTACAAAACCAAAAACCCGTGTTGGTCTAGGCTGCGGTTCTTCTACTAAGGGAATCCCAACATAAACATCTAAATTTTCTTTTATATCAGGACGCGCATCTTTTAAAGCTTCAGGATCGTTTACTTTACGAAAGGGACCCAGTTGGGGCTGTTTAGCCTCAAACTCATCGCGACCAACAAGCATGCCGTTCCACTCTTTACGCATGTCTCTATACCGATACCGGAAGCCGGATCGATCAGAGATGGCATAAGAGTTTCGACCTGTTGCAAATTTGCTCATCAACCCACCCTGTAATAATCATATTTTGGAACAACGTTAAACGATGCCCGGTCACGATCTTCAGTCATAGCGCGTTCAAACTCTTCTTCATACATAGCTTTTAACATTTGAACACGATTAGGGGCTCGCTTTACTGCAATGTAATAAGCTAATCCAGCCGCTAAACATGGATAAAACCTAAACGGCATGTCCATAGTGTTTATAAAGGTATCTGCGTCGTCCATGCGGGTAAGGGCGTTATAGTAAATAACGTCAGTGCTGTTCTCTGGAACAGGCCAAACTTTTAAACTAGGAGTAACTTGGCGATCTAAAAAGAACTGGTTTGGACGGCTTTCAGTGGTTTTGTTAGGAATACTGAGATAGTCATCTCGGCTCAACCTAGACAAAGAATAATCCGTTCCGTCCCTCTGGACTACTATAGAAAGAATATCAATTACATCCGCGCCTAGAGCATATGCCCCAGTGCTTTCAACCATAGAAAGAGTGCGCTGGGCAATAGTCCACTGGTTTAAACCGCGGTTTGCCCATTCAGCCAGCATAAGATTTAAAGAACGTTTTGCTGATTTAAGATCATAACCAGTACGAACATCTAAGCCGCAACGCTCAAAAGCTTCTTCAATATATTCTGCTACATCAAGTTCAAAATCTACGCTGCTAGAAACTGCCATATCATTCCTCGTTGTAAATGTTGTCGAATATTTGGTTTACATCTAATGTATAGTCTAAATCAGATTTAGAATAATGTACATGCTGAGAGGGCTTGAAGTCAGGAGCGCCTTCTCCAGTTTCAAACCAAGCAGGATGAGTTACTCGCACCCTGTTGTTAGGCAACGCAACAATATTACCCGTCCATTCACCCGCTTCTAAAAGCTGCATAACATGCGCTTGCTTATGTTGAGCCGGATCATCCGCAACATCTGTGTCAGTGTAATCAACAGTAAACATATACTTAGCTGGAAAGAGTTTGCCGTCTATCTTTGCCATCCAAGGGCAAGGCGTAGCTCTGTCCAAAGTATATACCGCATGAGTATGAGACGGACAGTCCCAAGGTTGTGCGTTGTGTACCGCCATTGGAACGGGCCAATCTTCTAAAGGCTCGTCAGCAACCAAAGCAGTTATCGGCATTCTAGCCCACATTGCACCGCCATGAACGTTTTCGTCACCGTCCTCATCAGCCTCACAACCCGTAAAGATTATCTGAAAGCTCAAGCAACGGTTGGGCATTGTGGTTACAGCAATTGCCATAGCATGCAGAAATTCGCCGTGGTAACGCTCATGGTTGACCGTATACTCACGACGAACCCAACACTTAAAGTGTGGTATATTGCTTTGCAAAAAAGGCACTTAATTACTTTTTCTTAGCCGCGCCGCCGCGTTTCATTTTAGCAGCGCCACCTTTAGCGTAGCCTTTTTTCTTCATCATAGCGCCGCCCATGCTTCTTTTAGCAACACCACCTTTAGCGAAGCCTTTTTTCTTCATAGCGCCGCCCATTTTCTTTTTAGCAACGCCACCTTTAGCGTAACCTTTTTTCTTCATTTTTTTCATGCTACTGATCCTTTTGTTTTTTTGCGTCTATTGCTTAAAACCTTTCCGCAACCCCGTGCTACCACAGTTCCGGCTACTTTGTTGCCTCTAAAAGGTCTCTTTGCTTTTGTTGTAGAAACCTCACCTCCTGTATACATATTTGTAACGGTAGCAGCTTTTGTATTTTTTACAACTTTTTGGCCTTTAGCTCCCGCACGTTTCTTTTTTGCGGCAGTGGCGCGGCGCTGTTCTTTAGTAAGAGAACGGGCTTTGCTTTCAGGCAAGCAGCGGTCAGGTTTTTTCTTGTTTTTAGAAGTGCCACAAGGCCCCTTTATGGAACCGTCAGATCCTATTCTAACCCAGTTTTGGTCGCGCCATTTCTTTAGCTCGCCCATTTAACTTTTCTCTTGTTACCTTTACTTAGCGTCATCCCTTTTTCCTTTTACTTTTCTTGGCATAATTGGGGTCTTTACAATACTTAGACGCTGCCATGTTTGCATAAGCACTGGGATATGTGTCGAATGTTCGCTTGGCCCATGCTTTTCCAGAAGGACATATCTTACTGCCCTTGCTTTTTGGAGAAGCTTCTCCACCTCTTTTAAAGTAGCTTAAACCTCTAGGCATAGCGTCTTTTTTGCGAGGTGAGGTAGTGATTTGTTTGTTCATTTGACTACGACTTATTGCCATTTTAACACTTCCATCTTTTACGAGCTTGACGCAAACGACTGTTAGGATCCTTTGCCGCTTTTGGAAACTTCTTCATCTGACCCAAAGAACGAGCGCAATAAGACTTACGACGCTTTGCTGCCACGCTGCCTTTTTTAACTTTTCCAGTAACCGCCGTTTTTAACTTGGATCCGGGGTTTTTTCTTCGGTAAGCTTTAACGCCCTCTGCGGTCATTCCCGCGCCTTTTTTAGTAGGCCGAAAATTCTTTTTATTTCGCGCAGGCATTTCACCTTTGCTGGCTTTTTTACTAGGTTTAGCCATACTTTTTACGCATATACAAAATGATTGTATATGTGTCTGCGCCTGTATGACCTATTGTTGTAAAAGCAAGGTCCCCGGTTTTGCCACTTCCTGAGTTGTTGGTTAAACCACCAAAAACGGTATAGTCGTGAGAGCCGCTCTGGTTTTCGCCAAGCTCAATGCAAAATGCGTTCGTAGTCGCATCCCAAAAAATCTGAACTTTCATACCGATGCACTGCCACCAAATACGTTCAATCACAACGCCCGTACAAGCGTCACCATCTACACTGGGTTCCAAAGCAGAAACATCAACCTTTGTGACGGCGGACTCTCCGGTCCCGTCAGAAACGTTAGTGAACTTCATAACGACCTGTTTACCGCCGTCGATCAGCGTTTGTGAGGTTACAGCATCCGCCATATTAATCTCCTATAAAATATAGGCGGGGCGTTAGCCCCACCAGATTAATTACGCAATTTGAACGTACTCAATGATGAACGTGAACGATCCTGCTGTTGTAGCATCAACTGTATTAGTGATGTTGCAGAAAATAGTTCTTGCGGTGTCTGTATATTGAACGGAAGCTGGGGCTGTTGTGCCATCCTG